GATAGTGAGTTCCTTGCTAATTATACAGTCGCCAAAATCACGATGGATTGTGATTTTGACCCAGTGACCCAACCCGTCCAAATAATCAGGAAAGAACTTGGAGACGTAAACTATTGGGTCAAAACGACGTATGAGAATGTCCCCGAAGAAGAGTATTCGAACCTCATTGAAGAAAACCGACGAACAATCACTGAAACGGCGTACACAAATGAAGATGGTGAAATTTTCCCCGAACAAAATGAACAATCCACATACACAGAACTCGAGCAGACAACTTACCAAAAGATCACCGTTGAAGAATCAAAGACCGAACGAGAAGGCTACGAACTCGAGGTCCGCCAAGAACTCGTGAACGTCCTCGATGAACATGGTCAACTCCAATGGGAAGATGACCCATCCGGTGCCACTGAGAAGGCGTACAAGATCAGGTATCTCGACGCCGATGGAAACATCACGGATGAAGCGAACGCCGTTCATAAGGCGGCCTTCGTCGGGTGTACGTACCATTGTGGCTAAGTCCCAAGTCCTATGGACTTGTTTCCAAGTCTCACTAAAAAACGCCTTCGTCGTTCTTTAGTGAATTCTTTTCGCCCCCTATAGTAACAATGCCCATCGGGGCCAGTGCCGGTACGCTCGATATCGAGAATGCGACCCTCCGGTCGAACGCAATCGCGGTGCTCACGAATCTGGTCACAGGGAACGACGCGGTCCGGTCAAGTGGGGCTCCAACCCTCGAGGTCTATGGGGACCCCAGTAACGGTGGAAACGAGGCCAGGCTGGAACTCGTGTCGAACCTGAGTGTTGAGAATTCGAAATCCTTCACCAGGCTCACCTCAAATGCGGGGGTCTTCAGTATCCAGTCGGGTACGGACGGGACGACCAATGGACCCATCACCTTCGGGGGGTTCTCTAACGAACGTCTACGCATCACCAGTGACGGGAGTGTCGGCATCGGGACGAATGCTCCTCCCTCACAGTTAACTATAGCTTCAACAATTGATGCACTCGATGCGACTGATAGTGCAACATTTGATAAATACACTGCTGTAATAACCAATACCATGACTTCTGGCGCAGATAATAAACAGATAGGTCTATCGTTTGCTAGTTACACTGGTAGCACTTTTGCAACTGATGCCAGAACACCCGGTGCTGCGATCACACATGAACGCGTTGATGGTTTTTCTAAAGGTAAATTACACTTTAAAACAAAGGGGAACACTAATTACAATGGTGCCTGCACAACGCGAATGACTATTGATGAGAGTGGCAACGTCGGCATCGGGACGACGAATCCAAAAACCCCGTTAGAGGTTAGCCAATCAGATGGTTATTTTAACAGTATGTATATTCAAAAATATTTAGGAGCAGGTCCAGAGCTAGCTACATCATATGTTCTCTTGTTAAAGAGTGAGAGTAGCAACCCTAAAAGATTTTCGGGAAAAATATCTGGTGTACGTGGTTATTCGAGTGTTAATAACACCTTCGAGGCGGAAATCATTGCTGGTGTCGGTAGTGCAGCCGCTCTTTCTGGTAGAATGACCTTTACTTATTCAGGAAATTCAAACAGTTTTTATGCTAAACTAGTTTCACTAACGTACAATAGTAGCACGTATATCGCACTCGCTTTGATTCCAACTGCAAATTATAATGGCATGTCTGGTGGTATATATTTTAATGGAAAGACGAATGCCATCGACGAGTTACAGTATATCACAGACTTGACTACCGTATCAAATATTGTCGACTTCCCCGTATCAGGTGGGGACAAAGCTATATTTACGGGCAGCGTCGGCATCGGGACGACGGATCCAAAAGGACCATTTCATGTAAACTTTAATAAGGCAATCATAAACAAACAGATGTCCTTAGAAACTTTCAACGTTTACAAGAACGCGGGTGGAAACTCCGGGGCGCAGACAAAAAGGTATTATCGAGTATATGTACCAAATAGTTACGCAAATTTTATCATCATTTTTCAGGGTTTTGGTAGGAACTATTTGGGTAGTGGAGATGTCCAAGCTTGGAGAAGACAATACACTATACAAAGAAATGCTGGGGCTAGTGTAGGTATAACCCATAACTCTGGAGAAGATATTAATGCAACTGGATTTACATTCGCGACGAGCCAATCCGGTAGTGCGACCACTGTAATAGAGGTTCATTTTGACGTGACATTCCCCAATAAAGCAGAGGGGGCTACATATATCACTTTCACAGCACAAGTCATAGGAGATACGGGTTATTTCGCGGAAAATACGTCAGTTTAAATATTTTACATTAATATAAATGAACATCTATTACGATCCAGAAACGTTAAACATTTTTAATTACATAGATACAGATAATAATTGTTTCATTGATCGGACTTCGCGACCAGAAACGTCAAATGTGTTTATAACAATACCACCAGAAGATAATTGTATAAATATTTCACTCGTACGACACGGGGATGCGATTATATACAATAAAGTTCAGTCACCATTATGGATATATTATGATAAAGATGCGATGAAAGTGATAAGTATATACGATATGAACATTATAGACCACGCAAATGCATACCCACATGACACAGCTGAGAACGTAGGTCATATACAAATAGAATCAAACCCCAATATTGGTTTCATTGATATACATAAAGACGAAGATGGTAACGTCAAGACGTTTATAAACAAAAGGAGAGAAAAATATCATTGGTTAATCTCCGATTGGGACACGATCCGTGAGAAACGAAATAAACTTCTATCTTTATGTGATTGGACACATACAACCGATGTACAAATGACAAATGAACAAAAACATAAATGGGCTATGTATCGCAAGTCTCTACGAGACATAACGACAACTTTTAAGCATCCATCGGATGTCATATGGCCAGAGATATAATTGAAGATTCCATCCGATGAAGAATGGGAAGGTTAAAAAAAATGCTGACGATACATATGGAAAAACGAATATGGTTTCATAGCTCAGGATGTTAAGAACACCCCAGAGCTTTCATTTCTCGTAGAAGGAGAAGAATACGAGAATGGAAATCAATCTCCTTTATCTCTTAATTATCAAGGATTATTCGTTATCGCCATAGGTGCGATACAAGAACTCAAGGCTAAGAATGATACTCTAGAAACACAGGTTTCAGATCTTCTAGAACGCGCGACAGCTTTAGAAAATACAGAAACCGCATAAACTCATCCGAATCCGGGTCTTCGTCTCCCAAACTTTACAAACCGCACCCCAGTTTCTAAAGTTTGTATCTAAGCGGACCGAAATTTCTGTCCCAATCAACGAAGTTGATTGTTCCCTCCCCCACTTAAAAATAAAGTCTCCATATAATATAAAATGTCTGGTGGTATTGCCCAACTTGTCGCTGTCGGTGCTCAGGATGCCCACCTCGTCGGTGATCCCGAGGTGAGCTTCTTCCGTTCCACCTACCGTCGCCACACGAACTTTTCCCAAACTGTCGAGCGTCAGGTCATTCAGGGTGCTCTCTCCCAGGGTGGTATGTCCACCGTTCGCTTCGAGCGTAAGGGTGATCTCCTTGGCTACACCTACTTCACCTCGATCAACAACGCCTCCAACGCCTGCGAGGCCCTCGACTGGTCGACCATGATCGACAAGGTTGAGCTCCTCGTCGGTGGCCAGGTCATCGATGACCAGGATGCCTTCTTCACGAACAACATCGCCCCCAACCTTTTCGCGACCGGTCTCGCCAAGTCCGTCGCGGGTGAGCTCTATGATGGCTCCACCGCCGCCAAGTTCTACCCTCTCCGCTTCTCCTTCTGTGAGAACTGGCAGTCGGCCCTTCCCCTCGTGGCTCTCCAGTACCACGATGTCGAACTCCGGATCCGGTGGAAGTCCCACGCCAACGTCGACAGCTCGGTCCGCCGCGTCGAGTGCCACGCCAACTACATCTACCTAGACACCGATGAGCGTGAGCTTCTTGCCCGTGATCCTCGTGCGATCCTGATTACCCAGGTCCAAAAGTCCCTGGCGTCCCTCGGTCGTACTCAGGAATTGAACTTCAACCACCCCGTGAAGTTCCTCGCCGCGAGCAACGTCGCTGCTGACAGTGTCAACACGGCGGCCAACCGTGTCAAGCTCCAGATCAACGGTACCGATGTGACTGACTTCAAGTTCATCGATCCCCACTACACGTCGGCGACGTCCTACTACCATTCCCCCAACGCTAAGGCGGATCCTTCGCTGTACACCTTCCCCTTCTGCCTGGACACGTCCAAGCTCCAGCCCACGGGGTCCCTCAACTTCTCCCGCCTTGATTCGGCTCGCATTGTCAGTGAGACGACGAGCTTCAAGGATACCATTTACGCGGTCAATTATAACATTCTCCGTGTCGAAAATGGTATGGGTGGTTTGATGTACTCTAACTAATTGTCCGTACCGTAACATAATATTTACTACTAGTAAAATGAACTTCTGGTTGATTGTCTTTTTACTAGGAGCCGTTTTCGTACTCACGTACGATCCCAAGTCCAGGACACTCGAAAAAATCGTAGAGGTCCAGCCCAAACAAGAACAATGTGAAGCTGAACGTTTCCAACGCCTTCAGTTTATCGGTGGTGATGATGCCTGTACCCAGAAGGGTAAAACGAAGATGGGTGCAATTATTTCTGCTTAAAAGAAATGCACATCTATTACACATAAGATGTTTGCTCTTGACCGTGAAACGATGCTCATTGCCGGTGTCATCATTTGTTTGGGTGTGATGGCCTACATGTTCAATGATATGAAGAAGACGAAGGAGGATGTCTATGCCGTGAAGACCTTTTCGATGAACCTCATGAAGAACCTGACGATCGAACCCGTGGAGCCTCCCGCGGAGAAAAAGCCTGAGACTGAGGAGAAAAAGGAGGAATAAACATATTCGCTTATTATAACTTGCTAAATGAGCAATGAAGAAATACAAAGCGATCGCTATTCCAGTCACATTTGAAGACGATCGACCACGGTTTCTGACCGTACGAGATCGTAGATTTAAGGATTGGATTTTTGTCACGGGGGGATGTCGACGACGGGAAATCTATAATCCATTGAGGTGTGCCCTCAGAGAGCTTGAAGAGGAGACACGGGGTGTTGTCTCATTGAAGAAGGGGGAGTATACAGAGTTTAGTTTTATACACAGGGAGAGTCCGACGGTAGAATTAGTTTATAATGTCTACGTCTTCTTCGTCAACTATAAGCGGACCGATCAACAACAACTGATCAAAAAGTTTAATGACGAAAAGACAAAGACGAATCTAAAAAAAATTAACAAAGAACCCATCAAGAAAACCTACGATGAAAATGATTTCATGAGCTTCGATACTCTCGAAGAGTTTAACACCCGTAAACGTTGGGACCTCATCGTACATAATGTCATACAAAACCCCGAATTCTATTCGTGTGTGACTTCACTTAATAGAAAAACCTTCAGTATAAAATAGAATGAAGTCAAAGACTTACATCTTGAAGCAGATCAGAGATCTTCTTATTGATAACAAAGCATACACTGAACGTCGTGCCGAACAATACGTTGAAGCTGTAAAGGACAAAACAGTCTACGAACTTCTTGTTATTAAAAAGAACTTAAGTGAAGACCAGAAAGAACATGCAGACGTATCGTGTATGCGATCGATCCTATACGATTGTCAACAAGACGATTAAAAGAATACCTCTATACCAGAGTAAGTATGTTCAAGAGTTGGTGCTCGAAGAACAAATTCAACAATGCGAAAGCAACGTCACATGTCCTCATGGATGGTGGGGTTCTTTCCATTCCATTCAACAAGCTTGACGAATTCTGTGAACAATACGTGGAAGCCGTGAAGAACAAAGAAAAGATGTATCTGGTGGAGCAGAAGACACCAACCTATAACTTCTTTTTGGACATCGACTACAAAGATGAAGATGCCCTCGAACTCGAACGTGTAGAGAAGATCTGTCGTGTCATCTGTGACAAGGTAAAGACTCTGGGTGGTCGAGACTGTGTCGTGTGTGTCGCCAGACCGAAGAAGACGGATAACAATCTCGTCAAAACCGGTGTACACTTGAACTGGCCGGGGTTCGTCGTTAATCAAGAAGGTGCCTTGAACATCCGTGATCATGTCATCGCGACATTGACGTCCGTATTCAAACAGGTGGAATGGGACAAGGTTGTCGACCGTTCCGTCTACAAGGGGAGTGGTTTCAGGATTCCATGGTCCTACAAGAAGGGTAAGCACATCGACTGTAATGGCCAGGGATGTGCAGCTTGTGAACAGGTGGGCAAGATTACAGAATCGCCCTATGTACCCTTGTTCAGGTATGTTTATGGACCCGTGATGTGTATCATGAAGAAGATTCCCCAGGAACCATCGATCGATATACTCAGGGATACGATGGTCCGAACAGATGCCAAGGACGTTGTCACTATTCGCCAACTCGACGGACAGAAGAAGAAGGAAGGGTCGTTCTCACAAGCTCAGATGAAGGATGAGTTTAAAGATTCTGAAGCTGTCGCTTATCTGGAAACCTTCATCCGGAAGAATATGGAAGGTCAGGAGGATGCGAGAGTCACGAAGATTTTCACACACAAAAAACAATTCCTCATCTCGACGACATCGAAGTATTGTGAAAACCTGGGAAGATCTCACAATTCCAATCATGTTTGGTTCCACATGGTCGGGGGTTCGATCTCACAGAAATGTTTTTGTGACTGTGAGACGATCATA